TTGACACATTGCAAGTTCAACTGATAATGGCCGATGCTCAAACGGAGTGGCAACAGGTCCTTCTTCAAATTGAAAATCTGTTACACGAATTGTTCTACCACCAGCATTCAAAAAAGAAAAGTCAACTTCAACACCATTTACAGCATCTGCTGGTAAAGTTACTTGTTCTGAAAAAGAAACATATTCACCGCTTGTCAGGTCAGAAGAAAAGTCTACTTTGCTTCCATAACTTACATTTGTTGATGCTGCTGAGTATACATTCGTGTTAAAAGTTACTCCTGTCGCATCATCAATATAGACCTTACCGCTGATTATGACTGTTTGATTCGCAAGTTTTCGACAGTTAACATTTTCAATTTTTTGACCAATGATTTGATTTACTGTTCCTGAATCGGGTATAACTTCAAGAGCCTTTCCTGTTGGTGTATCAACTTGTGAATACGAACATCCAGCAGCAACACAATAAACATACCATCGATCTGTTGTATAGGTAAAGGTGCCTGCTATTGCTGTTCCATTTCCACGCTGATTTATCTGCATGTCACCATTGATAATCTTATTCCGAAATGATTCTAATCGTGGAGGAATTTGATTGACTGAAGCTTCGACTAAATCAACAGATGAATTCAAGCTTGTGATATCTGCTTCAATAGAGTCAATTTGATTTTGAATAGGAGATAGGTCAACACCTTCAATTGTTCCATCACTATGAATGACAGTGCTACCATCAGATTTCTTAAGACTTGCTCCATCTAACAGACGATAAGAACCATCTTCTTCAACAATGGATTCAAGACCTTTGCGAATAGGAAGTTCTGCGCTGACAAATGAAACTGATCTTTTATTACCTACGTATCCGCTCATAATTCAAGAACCGTGAGAGTGCAATCAATTGTATTATCGGTAGAAGCATATACACGAACAACTTCATTTTCACCGATTGCGAGTTTACCATCAAGAACACCAAGTGTAGAACCTACAGGAATAGGAGCATTACGAATGATATATGTTCCATCAATTTCAACATCAGCAGTTGCTGTTTCATTTGCTTTGTTTGCTAAGATAAGTCCGATTGCTAATCCTGTTTTGCCCGCAGGTGTTGTATAAACTGTGATACCAGATGTCGTAGCTGTCTGCGCTTGTCTTTTAAATTGAGCCATTGATTATCCCAAAGCGATTGCAAAAATGATTGAGTTAAGTGTGTCTTCATCATCAAAGTAGAAGCCACCATTTCCATCTGTTTTCAGAACTTGTCCGTTTTGACCATCTGTAATATTTAGATCCATCAAAGTCTGAACTTCTTTTGCAGAATTGTTTGTAAAGAAAAATGTTCCATCTCCACTTGCTGTCAGAACTTGATTGGCGGTTGCCATTGAATTCAGGTCTGTCAAGCTTGACATTGTGAGTGCGGGTGGTGAGGTGAATGTGAAAGTTCCACCACCATTTGTTGTGAGAACAGCACCATCAACACCATCAACAATACTTAGGTCAAGTAAAGTGTTGACTTCTCTTGCCGCATTGTTCGCAAAAAAGAAAGTACCATCACCATTTGCTGTCAGAACTTGGTCAGTTAAAGCTGTTGAAGACAAATCACTTAGATTTGTTAACTTCAACAATGGTGTGACCATATTTTCAATGTCATCAGAACTTGAATTTGCGCCAAAGTCTACATCATCTAAGACTAATCTTTGATCCTCAATTTGATAGCTTACATTGATGCGGTTTGCTAAACGAGCAAAATGTCTGGCTTTACTTGACATGATTTTATTCTTTCTTTATTATGCTGGTTCTACAGGCCAATGTTCAAATACAAGTTCATTGTCTGAATTCAAAGTCGGTTCAGGTAATTCACCTGATTCAACTTTTTGTGGTACATTTTTAAGTTGTTTGCGATATTCAATCCATTCGGCTTGATCTGTTCCTATATAATCGAGTAACATTCTCCAATCACTCATTGATAGAAGACGATTTCTTTCATAGCGAAGTGATTCCATTGCTGTAGGTGTTTCAATTTCGGGTAAATTTTCATCTATTTTTTCAACTATTATATCTGACACAACCCAAGAATTATTTTCAAATATACATACTTGAGTTGATCCATCAAAAGCAGGAGGTGGTTCAGATGTTGTATCTGATGGAATTAAAAACTCACCTTCTCGTATCGGATGAGGTTGACACTGATAAGAATGTCCTGAGTGTATGTTATAAACAATCATCTTTCCTTAGTATTTGATACAATATAAAACAGAAATATTTCTTGGTCTATTTTCTGAAGCAGTGTTACCATTTTCAGGATCAGTTGAATTATAATGATGTCCAAATGAACCAAATCGCCTTGAGCCACCCCAGTAGTTGTAATTATTATCAAGGGAACTTGATGTTGTATATGCCCTATGTGTGTGTGGTCCAACAGCATGGTCTTGAAAAGAACCAAATCTTCTACTACCATCAACACCACGGTTGACATCCCAACCTCTCAAAAACTCACCACGAAAATCAGGAATACGGAATGTTGTAGTATCTGAGCCAAAACCCCAAGGTAATAAATTAATTTCAACATCAGGATTTGATTCAGTAGCTTCCGCAGATAAAGTATATTCTGTTGGTGAGTTAACTGTAGAAACTGTAGTTCCTTCTGGTATACCAATACCACGTATGGATATACCACCATAAACTTGTAAGGTACTGATAAAAGAGTTTATAGTGATTATATTTGATCCTGATACTACATTTGCTGTACCACGAATACAAAGTGCATCGTATAGCATTGGAAAATCTGTCATTTTTAAATTGTCTGAGCCGTCACAAACTAACCAACCACCAGGAGCATTTGGCATTGCAAAAGATCCAATCTGACCAGCAGGTGTTGTTCCTGCATGAACAAAATAACATTGACCAGTAGAATCAATATGAAGAACTTCTCCACCATCATGTGTTGGATTTACATCTGCCAACTCCGTTAGTTTTGTAGCATCACGATGAACACGATATCCTGGTTGAATAATTTCAACTTCAATTCGGTCATCTTCACTAACATCTCCCTTAAAAATTATTCTTGAAAAAAGAAAATTGATTTCATAATCAACATCACGAACTAAACGAACACCATTATAAAATACATTGAAGCGGTCTTCTGTTGAAATGCTCGAGACAAGTTCAACATAATCTAATGTTCCATCTAAAACAAAGCTTTCTTTTTTATATGAATTTCTTGCGATGTCTGTAATCTCAATAGAACCAACACATTCAATTACATCGTTTGCTGTGGGTGTATTCACAAATGTAATATAGAAACCATTTGGATCAAGATTATAATCAACTGTTTCAACTTGTTTTAAACCGTTTTTAAAAACCATTACATTATCTTGATCGTATCGAGCATCAAAAGATTTATTGATACCATCCGCAGTATGAGTTTTACGGTCTGCGATTTTTTCTGGACCCAGTGCTGGTGGTTGTTGAGCGCCAATAAATGGCATGATTAGCTCCTATCAAGTCTCAAGAGATTTACTAATTTCTTCATTTACTTGTTTTGCTGGCTTGACCCATCCTCGGTCAAATGCTTCAAAAACAATTTCTTCTTTTGATGCTGGTGTTGATTCTCCAGCAGCAATAAATTTTTCAACAGCAATTTTTACAATTTCATCAATTGCTATACGACAACGATTGTGAACAGCATTTGAAACCCAAGCTTGCTGATCTACAGCAGCATAAGAAAGAGCCATGTCTTCTGTTTCGGTAAGTTCGACTGAATATTTCATAATAGATATCCAAAAAAGTTAAATGTTCTTGAGTTTTCCCTAGGACGACCTCTATATGTTAAGTTTACTTGATCATTTTCTTCTAATTGTCCAATATAAGTTGTGCTTACAGTATCATTTCCTGCTTCAACTTTTTGTGATAATGACTTAATCGATTTGTTGACTTCGATTGCTACCCACTGATGAATTGATGTTGTATTTTGTAGAAAGCTTCCTTCCGCATGAAAACAATAAACACCGGAAAAAGGTACGGTAAAATAACCTTGACGATGCATTGTTATTTCACCATCTTGTGGCCAATCAGATGAACTTTGATAAGGTAGATTATTTGAATCATTCCCTACAATGTTAATCAACAGATCAAAATGATTACCTTGATTCAGATATATAGACGCAACTCTACCAACTCTTCCGCTTACATGTTCTACTTGGTCATCAAGCGCAATCGTTGAATGAAAAATTGGACGATTCGGATTTGTTCCCTGAATCGGAATATTATTTTTTACGTCATTGACAATATGCTGACCAATTGTAAAATTCTTTGAAATCATGATTGCTCTACAAGACTAAGAATAGCATCAAAAGAATTTGCGATTGTTGAGGCTACTTGAATTTGGTCGCCTTCATTGAGAACCATTTTATTTCCTTGCATAATCTCAAGAGATGAACCTGAATTCACAACAACATCTTTTAGATAATGAACTGTTTGAGAAGCATCACTATCTATAACTTTGACTGAAACTGAAATCAATTCGTTATGAAGATTCGCAATTGTAAACCCAATCACAATTGTAGTATTGCTTGCTGGTACTGTATAAATGGTAGCATCTGCCGCTGGTGTGTTATAATCTACACCACCATTATATGTTTTTGATAAAAGTGTATTAGCCATTAATCAACCAAATATAATTGCGTTTATAAATGCGTCATCTGCCAGAATTGCCATTTTTTCTGCGAGTTCAGCATCTGGTCTATTTTGTAATTGTGTATAATCAATTACCTTGAATTCAAATGTTCCATCATTATTTGCACTTAGATAAGTGTTCGCTGAACCATCACTAATATTTATGTCTGTTAGTGTTGCTGGAATGCTTGGTGTTCCCTCAATTAGATTATACTGTAAATTCGCAAAGAAGAAATCACCATTTCCATTCGTTGTGAGAAACGAATTCGCAACGACGTTATTCTCAACACCAATGTCAAATAAATCTGCTGGTATAGAGGGCTTGTTTAGAATGTCAGCATACTCAACTGTTCCTCCCATTGGACGAAACTCAAACGTCCCATCACCATTTGCTGTCAATACAAGACCATCTGTTCCATCTGCAATTCCTAATTCAAGAATTGAGCTTGGAATTGTTGAACTGAATGAGAAGTTCCCTGAACCATCTGTTGTTAATACCGTGTTTGCTGAACCATCCGAAATCGAAAGGTCAGTTAATGCGGATGGAATGAATGGTTGGTGAATAACGTTGTTGTAATCGATAGTATTAAATATAAAGTTTCCTTCACCATCAGTTGTCAACACATTATTCGCAGAAGCATCCGCTATTCCTAGGTCAGTGAGTTCTTGAGGTATAGGTCTTGATGTGAAACTGAAGTTACCTCCACCATCTGTGACAAGCACAGCATTTGGTGATCCGTCAGCAATTCCTAGGTCAGTGAGTCTTTGAGGAATTGGACGAACTGTGAATGTGAAGTTACCCGAACCATCCGTGACTAAAACTGAATTTGCTGGGCCATCATCAATTCCTAAGTTGAGAATTGATTGAGGAATTGGCTGAAAAGAAAATCCTCCAGAGCCATTTGTTGTCAGCACATCATTCGCATTTCCATCTGACACACCAAGGTCTGTCAGCACAGTTGGAATAAAAGGAGTGTTATTCAGATGAGCATAGTCAATCGTGCTGAATGTGAAGGTGCCATTTGCATCTGTCGAGAGATATGTGTTTGCGGCGTCCCCGTCTGAGATGTCGTCCAGAGCCGTCAGAACTGTCGGTATCGGTGGTTTATTTGTGAGACTATCATAATCTACTGCAGAAAAGAAAATACCGCCATTTGTGTTTGAGGTGAGATATTCTCCTGTTGCGGTTGCGTCTGAGATTCCCAGGTCTGTCAATGTGCTGGGAATGAACATTCCGCTCAGATATGTATCAATCTCTTTTGTGATGAATCTTTGATTGTCATCATCATAGACAAAGATATCTCCATCAAGAAGTGTTTTGGTGACGGCAAAACGGACCGTTGTGTTGTCTTTGATGACTTCAGCAGAGGTTACATCTCCTTGACCAATGAGACCAGCATCAATGGCAGCATTACTGAAAGAGACATTTTTGAATGTTTCTCCTGTGTATCTTTCTGCTAATCTCTTTGTAACTTCTGCCAGAGATATAATTTTACTGGGCATTGTTAGCTACTGACTTCTAGAATACTTAATGAAACGTCTAAACTGGTTGAAGAATCACATGAAACAAGAATTGAATCATTTGGTTGAAGAACAAGTTTTTGTCCAGAAAACATTTCAAGTGTACTGTGATCTGGAATTGGAATTGCATTCAACAGAGTAACATTTTCATTCACTTCATTATCTGTCGTTGCTGAATTTAAAAGAACCGTTGTTTCAATCGGTCCTGAAACTTTATTTGCTAAGATTAAACCAAGAACAATAGCAGAATCAATTGTTGCTGGAACAGTGTAAAGAGTTTCTGCTGTTGCTGAAACATCAGCTTTTGTTTTGAGCTTGAATGTATTTGCCATAATTTGTTATAAACGGTTGATTGACATTTGACTTCTTTGATAGAACTTACCAAGATATTCACAATAAATTTTATCACCTACATTAAGGTCTTCACAGAAATAAGTTTTATTTTGTTCTGAATCATTGACAAAGATCCAACCTTGATTATATGTTGTGATTGCGCTGGTAATTGAGTTCTGTGTGCATAAACGGAATTCTGCTCCACCCACTGTAGCAGGAGCAAGCATTGCTAGATCCACACGATATGTTCCAGCAAGAGGCACAACATACAAAAATAGAACAGGATCAAAACCATTCAAGTTATCAACTTCAATTTTATCAAATGGAAAATATAACCAAGAAGATGTAGTATTGTCAAATGTTTCATCATCATCATAACCACCAATAGCGGTACAATACACACTGTTTGTGTTTGTTGTAAGCACTGAAGTTACAACTGAAGTTGATGTAATTGTGGATGCTGAAATAGGTGCACTGAATTCAATTTCACCAGAAGAGTTAATATAAATTGATTCAGAACCAATATGAATATTGTTACTTAGATATAGATTCTTAAATGTATTTGTGAGTGAACCTAAATCATAAGTTGCTGTAATGTCAGGAACTAAATTACCAGAAACAGTTCCTTTAATTTGAAAAGTATCAGGCGTTTTCGCAATCCATTCTGTATTTGCAGCATCATAAACAAGATAATCATCATTCACAGCAGAAGCTACATTTACATTCGCAACTTCATCCAAATATAAAGTAATCTTATTGTTAGCTGATGAAATATCTTTGTTTTCAAGAACTTGAGATTCTGTATGATATGTATGAACATTGAAAGATAGATTGACACCATCACCCAATTTACCATATACATTGTCCATCTTCGTCATTAGCATATCTGTATTTGCTACATAAGATGCTAAATTTTGAGAAACATCAAGAATTTGAGAAAGAGTGGTTCCAGACGCAAAGTTAATAGTTAGCCCATTCCCCAAAGCATTATAAATTTCATCAAACATATGATTGATTTTTTCACCACCATCACGGATTGTATCTCCGTTGCTGTCATTAGGAGCCGATCCGATGTTTATAACATGTTTTCCTGGTGTTAATGCCATTTGTTACTTATTGATTAGAAGTTAAAGTCTAGAGTTAATCTTCCCCATTTATTATTTGCTACAGCAATATAAACCGTATCTCCATCAATCACCATATCTCCCATTGTTCCAGGTGCTGTATTTGAAGTAGGAACACTCATACCAGATTGGATCTTCAATGCCTTTATCAACTCATTTTGAATTCCAGTCACTGATTGAGCAGTTGAATTGGCTAGATTTTGAGTAGTTGAGATTGAATTACTTAACTGATTTGCTGTATTCGCAATTGTAGCATTGAGTTGATTTGATGTATCTATCAATGCTGTATTAATACTTGTGACTGCAGGATCTTCTGATTTCTTATAAGTCTCGAACCAAGCATCATCAGAATGATAATATATTAAGGCAGCATCTGCTCCAGAACCTATTTGAGTATTTGCTGTAGTAAAGAGATTCACATAGGTATTTGCAAACGCATAGACCGCATATGGTTTTTCAGTTGATGACCAATTATAATATTCATCATTCGAATTACCCACTTTATATGTGTAAATTCCAGGCTGCGCTAAAAGTGAAATCTTCAACTTGATACATTTTGACATATCTGCGATGAAGGTTTCTGGATTACGAACTTTGAAAGTTACATTACCAAAAGCATCAACTACAATACCTTCTGTTCGGTCCCCTGCTTTATGAAGAACGGCGCCTGTAACTTCAAATTCATATTTGTCTTTTGTAAGATGTTTATATTCTTTGAAAGGTTTATTTTGATCAATTCCAGTTTGAGAGTCATATAAACGAGCAGTAAGAACATAACGGTCATCAAAATCAACAATAGGTGTTCCAAGTTTTTTGAAAGGATATTTATTCAGGTCAATTGAAGCCATTCCCTCAAGAACCATCCATTTTTCAACTCGTTCATGACGAATTGATGCATCATACTTATGCGTTACCGCTTTTTCATAAGATACTCTTTGAGCAGTATAATATTGCAAATGCGGCATTGGAATTACTGTTGTTCCAGCACCTAAAGTATCAACTTCTAATCTACCCGATCCATAGAACATGTTTTGCCAAAATACTTTTTCATGATGTGAATTTGAGTTTAGTTGATGATCACTCCATGGCATTTCTGATAGAAACTCATAATCACAAGCAAACTTCAAGTTATATGAAGACTTATTCGGTAAATCATGTTGAACTAAAACTTGATGATATAAATTATTATATGTGTAGAGCATATGATTTGAAAGAGGACGAGAACGAGATGTTCTTTCTAATACCGATCCTTGGTTAAAGCCATCTGTAAAACGGAATTCAGTTAAAAATCCAGGTGAATTATAAGCAGATTGTCCATCTGAATCTTTAACTAAATTATATGAGTCCGTTTGATTCTCCATCGCATATAAGCGATAGTAGAATGTATCATTGCCCTCCTTTTCAATTGAATGAATTATTATAAGTGGCTTAGAATCAGCAGCATCCCACTTCCAATTAGCCCCAGCAAATGTTGGAGTATAAGCAGTGTTTAGATTTGTTTGCTCAAAGTTTAAACTGTCTGTAAATGCCACACCATTAATCACAAATTTTTGTAAAGCGTTTCCTAGGGTGAAACCAAAAATTGGTGTTGTATTTGCATCACCAGAAGCAAGTTCATATTTCGATGAACCACTGACTATTTGATCTAATTCATCACTTGCTTCAGTAAATTTCCAGCTGCTATCAATATAACTCTTGACCCAATTATTTTCAACTTCTGAAGGAACTATGTCCAATGTTACATACTCATTTACTGAACCATCATTACGATAAGCAGTATATTTCACATTGTATGGAGTATTACCCCAGTATTTGAATAAATTTGTGGTTGATGTAGTTTCTAATATAGGAGGAACACCAGGGGTTACACGAATCAAATAGTCACTTACTTGTTCTGAAATATGAGTTGATTTTGGATTCCAGAATTTATATGTAAGTTTAAATAATCCGTCTTGATTTGATTGTACTCCTAAGTCTCTCAATGTAATATCGAGCATTTGACTAGAAGTATCTCCTCCAGAAGCATCTGCTGTTTTGGTTGAAGAACCACTCAATTCAGCATTTGGTTCAACAGACCAACCTGGATGAGCAACAGGTGATGATACTTCTAATATAGGAAATTCTTTATGAACTGTAACTTGCTGTTTCAAGTCGCAGAATAAACTATAGTTATAATTATCATTCCATGGTTTGTCACGTGCTGCCCAAGAATCATCATAACCATCTCCGCTTACAAGAGGAGTGTCATGTTCATTATCGTCATCGCCAGGATGTCCACAGTAGAGAGTGATTTTATTACCAATCTTACCGCTCCAATCTGTATTCCCTACAGACCATTGAGGAAAATAAGAATTTTTATTGTCAGGAATCATTTTTGAAATGCTTTCAACTGTTGCGACTGTAAGAGAGCCACCTTTTGTTGAAAGTTTTGTTCCACCAATATTCAAAGAATCAGCACTAATATACAAATCACGGAAACGATTTTCAGGACTTCCTAAATCATAAGCTATATTTTGTGTAGGAATAAAATGACCATCAATATAGGTCGGTGAACCTTCCTTACCAAGAGTTTTATTTTCAAGATTTTGTTCACCTTCTGCTGTAAGAACATCACCTTTCTTTGTTGGGTCAAATTTAGTGATTGAGAGTTCAAGAGAAGCTTTCTTTGGATCAAACCATAGATGAGGTCTTCTCGCCAAATATCCTTGTTTATAATTATTATAAATGTCAGGATTTAATAAACTCAAGCAACGGCTGTTTACAACTACAAAAGTATTTGAACCAACTTGGTCGGGATAATTAGCAGAAACACTTTTTGTGGCATCAAAAACTGATCCTGCTGGTTTCAGATTATATTCAACACGGTCTTGACGATTGATTGTCAATGTAAGACTAAGTTCTTTACTTTGGTCTTCATAAGCTTTTTTTACAAAGTCTATGGCTTTGCTATCAGAACGAGTACCTTTGATTAATTTGATTCGGTTTTTACTTGTGAATTGAAAATAATTTGAATGTTCTACTGGCTTGTCTTTTGTAAGTGGATGATAAACATTTACAAGAGCTTCTTCACTCTGACTTATTTTGTAATATTCAACCCAAACTGCTGACCTTGTAACACCACCATCATCAACCCAAGTACCATTATTATTTTCTGCACGAATAAGTTTGAGATAATCTGAGTATTGTTTACCATCAACTTTTGAACCATCTGATTTTAATAATTGGTTATATACCCAGAAGTTACCTGTTCTCTTATTCGCTGTATCTAAGCCCTCTGTGAAAAAATCTCCACCAGAATAAATTTCTCTGTCAATATTATCTTTAAATCCACTGCGTCTTGGTACTTCAAGAATTTCTCCAGTGTCAGGCCTTCGCATATACAATATTGGTTGATGTTGAGCATTTATTTCAAAATAGCCTTCATCACTAGGGTCTAAACCATCAAGTACATCTGGCCATCCATGCGTAAACTGTACGATACTTATTTCTGGATCTGAAGAGTTTTGAAATTGATAATGTTCTTCTGGACGAAAATGATTCATACTGTCGATTTCTGCTATAAGCCGATTTGGTCCATCAGATAGTTTAACTTTTAAAGTAGCATAATAACCTTTACGAAGACCAATATAGCGATGCTCAGGATTTCTTAGATTCGCCTCAACAACACCGTTAATACGATTACCGGGTTGTTTTACAAATTCAATTTCATCGTGAGAAGCAATTACAGCCTCACTTGTCGCAGAAAGAAGTCGATCAGCTACTACATCAATTTCATTATGTAGAGTAGTTGGTCCTTGAGCAACATTAATTTTTAAGTTAATATCATATTCAGGTTCAATAGTTGTTTTCATGTTGAGAACATCAACAATGACTCCTGGTAAATCATCATTGAATGTAAGTTGTCTTGGGTGAGTGCTTACAAATTTATCTGTTGTGAAATAAACTTCGGTGTTTGCTTCAAAGGGAGCGAGAGGTGCGCTAAATTTAATTTGACCATTCTCATCTGAAATCTTTTGTGTTCCAAAATGAATTGAACTTCCACTAATATAAAGGTCTCGGAATCTTTTTGAAGGTGAACCCAAATCATAAACAACATCAGTATCTGGAATTAAAGATCCTGTAATTATATTATCTGTTGCTACTTGTTTGATTTCAAAAGCGAAACTTGTTCCTGTGCTATAGTCAGTAGCAGCATCACCAATCAATCTAATTGTTTTATAACCAGTAATTTGAAACCCTGAAATACCTGGTTCTGTTTTTCGATGATCTGGTACTGGACCATAAGTTACAACCTCACCAGTAGGTTTTGTAATTTTTACTTGTGATTCAATACCAGGTTGAAATCCAGGGTAATTGTCAATGAAGTTTGTGGCTGTATCTTCAGCATCTGTGAAAAGAGATGTGTCCAAACCGGGTAGATGTTCTTTACTCACACCTGCTATGTCTGATGTTTCGTATGAACCTAAAGGGTCAAAATGCCAATTTCCATTTGCTGTTCCGATTGGAGTTTCTGAATACGAGAACAAGTTAATATCACTTGTATCAACAACAACATCACTTTCTTCTAATTCTTCTGCTGAAACTTCAGGTTCTGCTGGAACAAATTCTTTTGTAATTGTAAGAACAACTTGAGAGGCATTTGCTATTTCTTCAGCAACACCATCAACTAAAGGTTCACGGTTATAAACTGTCAATGTACCATACGAACCAAAAGACATTAAATCTTCAGCAAATTTATTTGTATCTTTTGGAGGATTGCTAATATAATCATGGTCACTTTTAAGTGTAGAGAATGTTTTTGCTACGCCATTTGAAACATAACTAAGTGTGAACTTTACACCTTCCAAAGGTTGTACAGGATTTCTTGTGTTGATATTCAATCCTGGGAAAGAACGCTCTGTCATATCACTAAAAGGATTGACTACATCAGGTAAAGTTCCTACAGCAGTCACTGAGATACTATTCGCATAAACACCATTACCCATGACATGTGGATTGATTACACAATCATAAACACCTAAGACATTCTTTTGCTCAATACCATTTGGTCCAGCAGAGATAGATATGTTACCAAGATGTAATGTGTTATTCGAAAGGTATAGATCACGAAAGCGATGTGTTGAAGAACCCAAATCCCAAGTGACATTTGCGTCAGGAACTAAGTGACCTGTTACACGACCATCAACTTCATGAGTGACAGGCACCCATTTTACACCGTTGAACTGAAGATACTGTTCATTTGTTGGCGCATTTGTTGTGAGGTCAACATCAACTAGTGAATCTAAGTCCATGGAACTGGCATCAAAGGTGATGGTTGTACCGTCAGTACTTAACGCATTATAAATCTCATTAAAGTTGTCATTGATTTTTTGACCACCCAACCGTAAGGTATCACCAGTATTATCGTTAGCGGCTACTCCGAGACCTAATGTTTGTTTTGGCATGTCTTGTCTATAGAATGATGTTAAAAATTATCCAAGAGCAATAGCTAAGGCTGTTGCGTCTTGTGATGCTGTTCCTGTTAATTTATTTGATAGAGAACTTAAATCAACTGTTATTTGATTACCTGTTACTGTTTCAAGAGTCAATTTATTTGTATTTACATCAAAAGAAGCTTGATCAATAAAAATGTCTTGAGTATCAGTAATTCCTTTAATCTGAGTTTCATTCGGTATTTCAATGACACCATTGTTTGCTTTGAAAACTGTGATACCTGCTAAGTTGAGAACACCTCCAGCCACAATTACTCTCTATAAAAATGTTATGTGGTAAATTTGATATCTTCAGCATCAATGTCGATATCAGCTAAACGAGTTCCGTCAGCAGCAAAATCTGCTGCTACAATATTTTTTATATTGTATAAAATAACCATTAACTGATTATCATCCGGATCAACTTCAACTGAAACGTAAGGAGTTAAACCATCAACACTTCGAAGAGAATTTATACGAAGTTCTTTTATTCTTTGAATGGGCATTCCGCCCAAGTTATAAATCTGTGGCATTATGTAGTTACGATGTTATTTGCAGAAATTTGTTTACCACCTTTTGTAAAAATATCACGAACATTGTGAAGAGTAACACTTTGATCGCTATTTACTGTCATGATATCAATTGTGGCACTTTGATCTTTAATAACATCAACACGAAGTTCTGAAATTGTCGATGTTGGTTTTCCATCAAGATTGAAAATCTGTGGCATTATTCCTCTAAAATATATTTTTCTAAATTTACTACACTTATATCAAATTGTTGTATCGTACCATCAATGAAAAAAAAAGAATTGTTCTTCTTTTCAGTTATATTAAAATTATTCAATGTCTTAGTATTTACGCCTATATTTTTTTCAACAAAGGCTAAATGATTCTTTTCAATAAACTCAACAAAATGATTATAATCTTGAGTTGTTTGTTCAATTTTTGTAGATAGTCCACTCAAAAAAAATATTTCTAAATGATTATTTTCATAAGTAAAATATCTCACATTGTTCATATTATAAAATTGGTCACTTATCTTTACAAACATAATTTATTTTATCATGGAGCTGGTGATGTATCTGGGTAATTAATTGCGTCCGCATCTACTTGCCACACACCCATTCCATATTTAATATACCATGTGCGATAATAACTTTCCCATTCAAGGTGAATTACAGTAGGTACATTATCTTGGATATTATAAATAACACCTCCACCATCTTTACTTGGATCATCAAATTTTCCTTCATAATTCATGAAGTTGTTTTCATCAGCATTGATGAAAACATTTGCTGTTTGAGTTCCGCATACTACCTTTACTTCCATATGTTGATCAGGTGAATACTCTCCACCCATCTCCGGAAGATTGACGTACAAATTATCACAGGTAGTATTCGCATAAAGATTAAGACCTCCACGATTCGCAATCATATCATGTGTTACTGTAAATGTGAAATCATTATCTTGAAGTTCAGTGAAAACATCATTATGAACACCGTAATCTGTAGTAGGTTCCGCATAATTTGAACGAATAAGAGTATCTGTTGCGCCAATTTTAGCATCAATACGGTTATAGTAAGTTCCATCTGTGAGTGATGCTGTATTTGGTACAAGACTATCATTTTCAAGAATAAGAGTTGTTCCGCTATGAGAATGGAAACCTCTTCCACGAATATTCAAAACACGAACAACAGCACCATCATCCAAACCTTCGCTAAATCTCAAAACTTTATATTCGTTTCCATAGTATATTTTTGCTGTTGTCCCATCATCTTGAATTTCTGTTCTAAATCCGGCAGGTGTTGTAAGAATATCATAGTTTAAAGTTGATTGAACAACACCGTCAATTGAAACCATCAAACCAAATTTATCAAATACTTCATTATCTAAATAAAAATATTTTTGTTGGTTTGTTGAAACAAAAAGTTCTTCAAGAGCGGTACTTGAAGATAGGTTTGTTGATGTAGTTGTACGAATAGTTACAATTGTTTCTTCAGGAGGTGCTTCATAGAATTTGAGAATAGTTCCTGAATTTGTGTTTATGAAAATATAAGAATCAAATGGATCCTGAATTACACCACCAACACTCACAATAGCATTATAAGTTGAAATAGGTATTGAAACCGTGTATTCTTCTGTGACACCATCTGCTTCAAATTTTTCAATGTGATTCCAATTACCAATTTTTAAGCTATCTACATATTGCTTATTTGCTACATCATGAGCATGAATAGGCAATGCTGTATTTTTAATTCTACCAAAATTTAAGTCAATACCAAGGTCTTGACCCATAATTACATCAACAGTTGACTTTCCAAAGGACATCTGACCTTTACTATTTGTTGTAAAGGATGAATTGTAGATTGTGAAACCTGTACCTGCTGGAATTTCTGGACTGTTTGGTGTTACGGTAACTGTATCTGTGTCAGAAACAGCCGTAATAATTTTTGTTTGTCCATTATCAAAAACAACCAAGCGGTCAACAAAACTGTTATCTTCGAAAAATGGGGTAACTGTTGTTGTTGCCGCCGCTTCATCAATTTCCAAAGTTCCTTGACACGAAGTCTTTAATACCGCAGTATAAACTACAGAAAGATCATCCGCTTTCTTAACTTTCTCACCTACACGGATAAAGATGTCGTCCTTTGATATATTATTACTAATAAAAGCCATTTGTTTCCCTTTGAAAAGACGAAAATTTTAGTTCGATATTATTTAGAAATTTTACTCTCAAGTTCTTTTATTTTCTTTTGCTGTTCTTGTAGAGCAGACACCAAAACAGGAACTATTTTAGTGTAAGAAATACCTTTAGTTTCATTACTTCCATTTACGATTTCTGGTAAATATTTTTCCATTTCTTCAGCGATAAATCCTAGTTCAGTTTTCCTTGAAGAGTCATTGATACGATTATATGAAACAGGATTCATTTTCATAATCATATCAAGTCCGTTTTGATATGATTCAATATTTTCTTTCAGAAGGATAGATGAGCTTTCATTTAAGGTTGTGCAATTCAGAGTTTGCACAACTGTAACGTCGCCTGAATAAATAGCACTACCGTCTGCTCCATCAAGTTGAATTGTAGGAGATACTGCTCCTGCTGATAATTCTAACTTACCATCAGATGTAAGACCACCTTGAGAGGTTCCGCCAGCATCTAGAGCAAATATACCAACACCTTTTATTTGACCCAATGCTGTCATGTCGAGAGTTGACCTTAGATACTGTGCTTCAACTAATTGATTACAGGTAATATCATCTACAGTAATCTCACCCACACCTGTTATATCTTCTCCATTCATTTCAAGCGAAGTGGTAAAATTATGCCCTGTCATATCAAAAATAGCAGAAGAAGATCCTAAAGAAGCTTGCCCATTCCAAACTAAACCAGTAGTATCTGTAAGAGTAAGTTGATATCCAGATGTCATATCAAATATAAATCCAGCTGAACAGTCAAATCTTGTTTGGCCACCATTTGTATAAAGAAGCATTCTTTTAGTTCCGGCATCATCTTCATTAGAAACAGTGAGTATAGGAAATCCAGAAGTGGTACTACCAAATACTGTTTCTGAATAAAATTGAGCAGTATTTGAAAGTGTATGCTCAAATTCAACATCGCTACCAATAGCAACATTTTGATTAATTAGTGTACCAACCGTAACGCTAAAGTTATTTGAAATGTTAATTGAATTAATACTGGCTGCTGAAGGGTCACCTAGTGTTACTTGTGCTTTATTGTTTATGAAAGAATCTTCAGCGTCTGATATGAAATAGCTATTTGATGATAATTCAAGGAAAGCATCACCGGAACCTATAGTAACTTGATCATCAGTTACATTCATTGCTTGACTTCCAGAAAATTCTAAAGCCAATGATTTAGCACCACGAATAAAGTTAAATCCTAAGGTTGGTGAAGTGCTTACTTCATCACCAATCAAACTAATTTCTGTAGTATTTCTACCAATAGTTAATGATTGACAAGAAATTGATCCTTGTGTAAGAAATCCATCTACGTTAAAAGTTGAAACAATTGTATCACCATAACCATCTCTGTCTACTTCAATACGAACTTGTTGGTCTTGAGTAACTACTTTGTTATTTGCGTAACCAATTACTTGAATATCTGTAGCAAGAATCTGAACTGATTGAATAAGGTCACGAACACTAATCTTTGCTAATGATTTACCGCTACCAAAAGCTTCAGAAGTAATCAACATTTCATCATCATTTGAAACGAGACTACCAATAAGTTTTTCTTGGGATTCAATTACATTGTATGCGCTTTCTCTTTTCATACCAATAATAGGATCTGTTCCATCCATACCTACAACATAACAAACTCCACCCAAATCAGCTCCGGTAATATCAACTCCTTTTAAGTTTTTAAATTCAACAGAATCTGTTTCAAAACTTTTCCATTTAAATTCCTGGTCAGATGGAGTTGCAAAAGTATCAACTGCTAGGTAATAATTTTTACCATCATTTGGAGCAGATTCAATTGGAAAGGAATAACTTGTACCTGAAATATCAGCATTCGTATCAATTTTAAGTTTTGAACCTGAATCAGTTGTTACTACTGTATTTTTTAGTTCACTTGTACCATTGACAACTAAGTCACCAGAAGATTCAACTTGAGAAAAAGTTGATTTTGTTGTGTCAAAATTTGAAATAACACTATCAGCGTACTCAAGAATTTTACTTGGCATTTTTTTATCCTACTAATTAAGATTTTGTTTTACGAACTCTTTTTTTAGGGAGTTGAGACTTTAGTTCATTAATTTGTTCTTGCTGTTGCTTAACTGCCTCAACTAATAAGGCTACTACTTTGCTATATTTAACACCCTCTACTTTATCAGGAGAAGATGAAGAAACTAAGAAAGGTGTGACCTTCATCACTTCTTCAGCAATCAGTCCGTATTCTCTATCTGGTTTTGATTTATCTTTCCAGTTAAATTCAACACCATTTAGTTTTGTAACTTTATCAAGAGCAGAATCAATAGGCTTTATATTTTCTTTAAGTGCTATTGATGAAGTTTCAGTAATGGATCCAGCAAAGACTGAACCTTGAACACCTAAACCACCCGCTACAACTAAAGCACCGGAACTGGTTCCTGTAGATTTTGTTGTGCTTGTCACATCTAATTGACCAGAAACTTTCAAGTTAGGTAAACCAGCTAGTAATTCGGTTCTTTGAACAGCATCAATTTGTGTTACACCAAGTTTTCTTCCTTGCTTAACTACAACTACACATGTTTGTCCATCGCTGCGATTTGATCCAAAATCAAGTACATTCGTAACATTAGGAGAGGCGCCTGAACTCGTTAAATCGTAGTCTGCTTTTGTTACACGAAGACCGTTAATATATACATCTATTTCTTGTCTTTGCCATGCAGTTAGACAATTCATAAAAGTAAATGAATCTCCATAAGTAGGTCCAGTTGCCTGCTGAACAAATTCTGATTCAGTTGTTGTTAAAGATTGCCAAGCTGATTCATCTGCATTCCACATTTCAAGACTATCTGCTAATGCTGGAGCGGTGGGATTTCCGGAGGAATCAAATGTTGTGATTTGAACACTAGCTTCAGCATAACGAAGCATTCCTTTTTTTGGATCATGAGGACGATTTGTCGTGACATCACCAACAGGTATTTTTAAATAACCAGTTGAATTAATATCTAAACCATCAGGATTTATCTGAAGTTCAGAAACTCCTGTAATTTTTGTTCCGGAATAGTCTCTTACACCATCAACATTTATACTGAAAAGACCAGGTCTTAAATCATTTGAATCGATCGAAATTACACCTTCATTTCCAACGGCGTCTATTTTATGGAAAGATTTGATTATTGTATTACTTGATGATGCTCGCATTACTGTATTGCTTTGAGCATAATGATATATTGTATTATCATCATCACCAGTTTTGATTTCAGTATCTTGATCTAAATCAATTACACCACCAAGACCTCTCCAGGTACCTTGTGTGAATCCTTCAAAGAGTTGAACACCTGGGTTATAACGAATAAGACCGTCAGAACCGCCACCAGCAAGAGCATCTGCTGGTAGAAGAAGACCATTTTTAGTTCCTCTAAAGTCAGCAATACTTCCATCCAAAGTCATTACAGGATTGTGATTCTTTGTAACTTTGAATGCTCTTGGATTTTCAAAGGTAGCTTCTTTAGTATCAGTAGTTAATTCAAATGCACTAAGACTTCGATCTTTTGCTGAAGAAACTTCAATTCTACCGACATGATCATTAGTTACTGTAGTCGATTGATAACTGTACACACCTGCTGTAAGAGGTGTAAAAATGACGTTTGCATTTACAGGTGATAAGGTAGCATAGTCTAACGCAAAGGATGCGTAATCTTTATAAATTTCACCGTCAATTTCATATGTAACACCATCCATATAATCTAACGGGACGGCAGGGACTGTATTGGAAGCTACCCAAAATGCTTCAGTCATACCATTTGTAAGCTTGAGTGTAGAACCGGCATCCATTTTAAAGACATCAGACTCTACACCAGCAAATTTTAAAGTTGTTGCTGAACTTGGAGTAATCTCTTTTTCAAAATAAAGACCCATTGGATATGTTGTTTCAATCTCACCACCCATACCCGTATTATTCGCACTTACTTGAATCTCACCACCAAAATTATTTTTTGTTGGAAGTACTCCTACATGATTATTTGCTGTGTTCCAGTAATAAAAGTTAAATGTATCTGCAAAAGTAAGGTCGGTTGGATTGAAAATTACATTTGCCATCGATCCACTAGTGGCCGCTGCAGCGCTCACTGCTGATTCATAGTTAACTTTGTCAGTATAAGTGTTTACTAAACCCGCACCAGCATCATAAACTTCATATGTAACAGCACCAGCCATAGGATGACCATCAATCAATACATATTCATCATTTGCTCGATACTCAGAATGTCCAGCAACTGTCTCCAACCAGTTAAAAGGTTTTGTCGAAATGTAAACAGGGCTTTTGTCAGCACTGGTAAACAAATCAATTGTAAGCTTAACTGTATCACCAAGAACTACTTTATAATCATAATTTGACAGGTTATTTCTCGAACTATCTGCTACCCCATCAATTAGAATATCTGAAGAAAACTGCCTTGATGATGTAGTAGTAGTTTGACCCTCATAGGAAACAGCAGGAATTGAACCAGCCCAGAGATAATAAGATGTTTCTTGATCTGGTTTAAAAGTAATTTTTACTTTGTCTGTGCTATTGATTGGAGTCTCTAAGAAAGCAGTTTTATAAGCTTCGTATGATTCATAAAAAGTTGAACCAATTTGATAAGTGATTACTGAATTTGCTGTACTGTCATAATTACCAGGATTTGGCTGAAGAACATTCCCTTCCCTTCCAGCACCCGCAGATGTACCAATTGCAAAAGGTACCGCATTTGAGATTGGTTCTGTAGAAACAAACGAATACTCAACTATAAGAGCATCTTTTGTATTGATATTGATATTTCGTACTTCTTGATCAGCTAATTGTAATTCTGTATTGTAGAAATGTTTTTCTGAAAGTGTAGAACTTCCCATAGCACCAATTGTAGCATCTATAGGTCTATCAAAATAGAAATTTCTTCTTTGACCGGCAATATTGAGTTTTAGTACTAAGTTATTATCAGAACCGCTTGTATCATAAGGAAAACGATTACCACTATTGACAAGACGGAAATGAGCATTTGTTTTAAAGATATCAAAACCACCATTTTCAGCAGTGAATGTTGATCCACCCTTGTTCAAAACAATATTATTATCAGTGACAGTCAATGTTTGTGTATTGAATTCTGTTGAATCTCCAAGAACTGATAAGTCACCTGTGATTTCTACATCTTGCTTGAATGTTGTTTTATCTTTTAGAACTTCAATTACTTGAGTATTGTCAAGCGTAAAAGAAACATTTGAAACCAGTGAGCTTGGTGCTCCATTTACTTCAACAAATTCTGAGGCAGTTGCATGACCAGAAGCATTTTTAATAATATTCTTTGCTTCGGCTTTGATTGCTTCGTATGTTGCTTTAGCAGTGAAAAGAACATTATCTTTCTCATACCCTGAATTTGTAAAGTCATCAGCAATAGTATCGATACGAACTGAAGATGTTGACATATCAAGAAAAAAGCTATTTGCTTGAATGTCTTTAATTTGTAAGCTTCCAGCGTTATCGTAACGAACTAACTTATTAGGTCCCCGATTTGCTGTAGAAGCATTAATATCATCAATCAGTTTGTTTGTGGTATCAAGCCAGTTACCAAAAGTTTGACCGGTTACGATTCTTTTAATAAGTGCCATTCGTCTTTCCTAAATTATTTGGATATTAAATGAGATAAAATCTTTTTCACTTCTTCGAGTTCATGCCGAAGAGAATAGAGTTCATTCTCTTGATTTTGCAGTATATTTTTTAGTTTATTTCTTTGACAAATATTAAGTCTATGATTATTTATGTCTTCTTTATTTGTCGCAACAATTGCTTGTGTTAGCCGGTCTCTTTTATAATGATCAGAATACACTTGATAAATCCACTGTGGTTGTGATCGGAGTCGCATTATAAGTTCCAATGGCGTCAACAAGAATTAATTTATAAGTTCTTAAACTATTATCAAGGGCGTCATATTCAAATATCTTTAAATATCTTTTATTTTGTATTATATTTATATTAACTAAATTGTCTGGATAGGCAGTATCTTCTAAACTCAATTCTTTAACACCAACACCATCATCAAAGACATTTGCTTCTACCCAAACCTTTTTCTTACCATCTTCAATCACTGAACGCTTGATTCCTAATGTGCCATAAGGAGGAGCAATCGCAGGTTCACTTACAAAATTAATCTTTCGAAATCGCTTTTCACCTTCCTTTGTTTTTACCCAAACATAAAGTTCATGCTCACCGGCTATGAGAGCAGAAACATCTAAGTTGAAATTAAACAAGTATTCATTAATCGAATTCGTAGTGATTACAGGTGATGCCCAGGTTGTCGGTTCAGAAGAATCATCAACTAGGTAACCATATTGAAATCCAGAAACATCAGTATCATCAATATCAAAACGAACATCAACATTGTTTACAGAACCAATTAGATATGGATCTGAATCAATTTCGAATGTTTTAAATTCAACATCATTTACACGAAGAGAAATACGATAGTTTGGTGAAATCAAACCATTTTCATCTCTCAATCTCAAATACATAATTTTTGAACCATCAATATCATCAGCAGGGATTTTAAAATCTATATCAATTGATCCACTTTTTGTAAGAGGAATTGATTTGAATTGATCAGGATCAATACTGAATCCATAAGCATATGCTTCAATTGGAACTCGAGTGTCTGGTGGTGCTGCAGTCGTAAATGACCAAGTTACTGGTAAAATTAAAGCGTTTCCTGATGTGTCTGTAATACCAGCAGGCGCTGTAACATTAATCGTTGT